AACTGTTCTTTGTCAAATAAATCATAGTCTGTTGACACCATAACTTTTCTCCTATTTTGTTTAATTTTACTTCTTATATCTTTGGTATTCATCTCTACACTCTATTGAGCACCAACGCTTCTGATCTTTAACTTTATCACCACACCATATACATTGTCCAGTACTATTTACAATCTTATGGGCTTCGGCTGACGCATTGTGAATGGCCACGTCTGTTGCATATTGCATTAAATCATTGGCTACGTCGGCATCATCTCCCATCACACTGAATACTTCATGCCTTTCCTTGATGAATTTGTTTCTGAGGTGTTTTTAAAATATCCATTCCAATTTGTATTTGCTCCTTTGGGTAATGCTTTAGGTAATTTAATTAAACCTTGTTTGGCTAGTTCCCTTACTCTTGTAGCACTTCCTGTTGCATGTAATACAATATGATTACGCGTTGCGTTTGGATACTTTTCCATATATTGATTTACTGCTTCGATCAGTTGTTCATCTGTTTTTTTGTTAATCATTAAAACAAACACTCCCCTACTAATTTAAATAAGTCTTCCTTAACTTCAATCGGTTTATCTAGTTTGACTACGTTCTTGCCTTGATCTTTGTGCCACTTAGCTTCTTTGGCTGACCATCTGTATTGACGTATAACTTCGCCATCACTATCTATTACTGCGTAACTAAACGGAATCATTCTACGTTCTTCCACCAATAGTTTTGTCCTCTGCGTTTATGAAAGTTGTCATAAAATCTTTTGTTCTTATCTGATACTCGTATTTTAATGACGCGCTTCCTTAAACTAAATAAACCTTTGACTTGATATACAATCACTTTACTTCTCGTCTTGCAATCTCTTTAGCAATCTTGGCACGCTTCTTGCCCGGCTCTTGAACCTTATCAAGCATCTCATATAATACTTTTAATGCTAATGCTTTTAATCTATCTTTGCCCGTCTTTGTTTTAAGCGGGTTAGCGTGTCGTTTACTTTTGTGTATCTGTTGTGTTGCCATCAAAAACTCCTTTGTTCAAAACATTCTAAGTGCGACTTCACAAACATATTAGTTCTAACCTCTTCATAGAGTTCACCTTGTATGCATTTAAGACCCGTCTTATATTTAGTCTGTGTATTATTATACTTCATAATTCCCCAAGTGATACAACATCCTACAATAAGTCCTACTATGATATACCCTGTGCCTTCATATTTATTAGAGTCCATTGTATGCCTCCATCATTTTTTGTGTGGATTCCTTATAACTCTTAATGCCTGTTATTTTCTCTGCTTTCGATTCATCTTTGTAGAGAGGGGTGATCGTAATGTAATGTTTCTTATTAGGCAAGTCTCGTATCCACGATAGTTCTTTGGGGCGAAATTGTGTTATCGATGACCATACTAAATCACCATTGATATTGAATTCTTCTGTTGACCATGCGTATGGTTGTTTAAGGGTTTCTTGCATATTTACTTCCGCCTTGTTTATAAAATATTAGGTTTGACCATTTTACTACAGGTTGTAATCCTGTCCATGACTTTGGTTTTGTAATGGTTGTGTCATGAAAATGGGTTGCTCCGTAACTATAATCTACTTCTAATCTATGTAATACTTTGTATGCTATATCTTTATATTCCTGTCGGATCACCGACGGCGGTTTAACTACTCCATACCAACTAAATTGATAGGGGCGTTTCATTTGATAACATACATTCTTGTGTTCAAACTCAGCTCTTCGCATTAACACATACCCTACTGCAATTTGAGCTTGTTTTGGTTCTTGAGCCGACTCCATGTAAATGGTCGTGGCGAGGCATAACAATGCTTGATCTAGCATATATACTCCTTATTCTTTAGGAACAGGTATCAGTTCTTTGGATTAGATACTTCATCGATTAGGCGATCGAGATACCACCTTGCCTTATGCAAGTCCTCGACTCCGTTTTTAAATTTCCATCGCCAAACGTATTTGATAATGTTAGCAGTGCATACCGCTTCAATACCTAATAGTCCTTTAACGGCCTCTTTGATAGCGTCAATGCATTCGATTGCGCCTTGTGTGTAATGTGACGGGTGATTCACATTGTCTTTTACTGCTTTACTTCCTGTGTAGCTTGATAGAATTTTCTTCATTCTGGTCATTCTAACTCCTTTAGCATGGCTAATAGTTCCTCTATATTACCTTCATTTACCACGATTGCCAAGCCTTTCTGAGCAATGATCTGTTTCATGTTGTGTTTTTGCAACAACGTGGGTTCATTGTTTCCGGCCTTACATTCGATACCAATGAAGCATCCTTTGTAACACGCGATGATATCTGGCACTCCACTCCTACCATAACCCGCACTCATAGGTGAGAAATGGTATGCACCAAGATCATCTAATATCTTCTTGACTTGCTTCTTTACTTTACCTTCGGGTGTCATTCTCTTTCCTTATGTTTTATTGTATAAAGGTTCAAACTCTCTAATGTATTTATGTTCTACTTGTAATAGTTTTTGTTCCGGTACAGGTAATAAGAATACTCTGTTAAACTTCTTATCTTTGTAGTGATGTGGTATGCGCGATGATGGCTTAACGCTCTGTCCTACATACACTACCTTTTCATCCTGACATAAAAAGTAAACACCTGACGGATAACCTATTTCCATGGGGGTCAGATTAATTATATCTTTTAATGAATCAGGAATTAAATGCTTAGCTTCTTTTCTAACCCTACTTCTAAATCTAATAATCGATGGATGCACATCGACTCCCACAGAAGAATATCTTGATGCATTTTTTATAATCCAACTTATAACTTCTTTGTATCGATACCCTACTTGCGACCCGCCTATTTCATGGTATGGCATATATTTATTCTTAGCAAAATACAATATGTCCCGCTTAGTAAAGAATCCTTTTAGTTTTATTATAAGTTCATCAAGCGTAATCAAATCTTTAAACAACTGTCTCTCTATATCTTGATTCTCAGTTTCCTGTCTGATTGATCGCTCTATTCTTATGAGTCGTTCACGGTCTTGCTTCTTACGTCTCTTTGTTTGCTTTGCCGTGATGATGTTATAACCTTCTTCGTGCTTAGTCACAAACGCATAACCATTATATTCTTGTCTGTTTCTAATCAGCGTTTTTATATCATCTCTTATAAACTTATAGTCCGTGCGATATTGCGTAATGCATCGATCTACGATGTCTATAAATTTAGCAGACTTTACTTTTACTTTGTGAATCCTAAAGAATCTTTCTAACACATCGTCCACAATAGAACAACCTGTAGGTTTATCTCGCATGTAAGATGTAGGTTCTAGATTGTTGATTGATCCAACTTCTTTAATCCAGCAATACAATGGCACGGCTAACCATCGTTTCCCGCTCTCGCGTTTTAAGATATCCATTTTATATCGTAGGTATCACGTTGATTTTAGACTGGCTTGAAGTCCATATACTACCGGCCTCATTACCTTCATCGTCACGCATAGCAATTATCCAATGGCCGTCGGTAAACTCAATCACAAGTCCTGATTTATCCCATCCTATGTCTTCCCTTTCACGATCATCCAAATATCTAACGCGTCTTATAGTTTTACCTACAAGAAAATTACTCGCAAGGTTACCCCAATGTTCTCTTAGTTCTGCATTGCTATGTTCAATCACGCTTATCTGTTCCATCTTGTTTCTCCTTTAGTTTAAATCGTTCTGATCCTTTGTTTATCATGCGTGCGTATGCACATGCGTCTTCCAACGCGCTATCTTCGAACAATGATTGTTCTTGTATGACGTCTTCTAATGTTCTATCCATATTAGTCTTCACACACTCCACCTACACAGGCACGGCTAATGATCTCATTTTCTAAATCATTGTATGCATCTGCTTGGATTAAGTGGTCTGCGTATTTCTTTTGTCGGTCGAATAGACTATGTTCCACTTCTAGTACCGATGCCTTGACAACAAGACCCTTCTCTCGTGCGGTCTCGGACAATATGGTAGCCACATGGTCACTTGGTTCTACACCCCACTTACCTACCATCTCTTTGTAATCATCTGCCATACTTACTTCTATTACTACGCTAAACTTGGTCATGTTTTTCTCCTAATGTATTGTTGATTCTTCTTCGTCACGCTTCTTCATTTCTTGCTCATCGATCCAAGCGATTGCTTCTTTCTTACATTGTTCTATCTCTTCATCACTTAGTTTATCGGCTATCACTTGGGCTATCTCCATCACCTCTTGTAGCTTGTCGTTAGGCGCGGTGATACCTAGTATCAAAGCATGGGTCAACGCTTCCTTGTCATTCTTAATAAATGCCATGTCGTTCCCCTATCTAATTAAAGACACTAGTAATATAAAAGCACTGATACCCCATGCTACAACTTCTGTAATAATTAAACGGCGAAGCCTAGCTTTTGGTATCGTCACATACTCACTCATATAAACTTCCCTTTCATAATTTTTATAGCTTGTTGAGTTCGGTGTTCTGAATATTGATTTTGTTTTCATTCTTTTTCTCCTTGTATAAGATTAATGATTTCAGCTTTTGCCTTTGCTCTACCCTCTGCTAATCCTAGTTCGTATGCCTCATCGACAAAGTATCTAATCTCGTTAAACTCTTTGTCATATCGTTCTGCCATTCCCTTTTGCACTTCTTCTATAATTTTAGTCGTTGCCATTTAAACTCCTCCTATATATTTGCTATTAACTTCGGTAAACATTTCTTGTATCGTTTCATCGTCAAATACTTCGTTATCAAATTTAGACCTCGGATATCTACTTCTTAAATACTCGTCCACAAAAGTTCTCATCTCATTAACACTTGGCACTCTCATATCAATACTCATTTAAATATTCTCCTTACTCCGTTAAAGATACCTTCTAAATCTTCGGGCTTTAAATCGTTCTTGTTAAATGAAAATGGTGTCTTCCTACCATTACCATGTATGACATACCCTGTCACTACTACTTGCTCTACTATGTATTGCTTTTCTTTTTTAGTAGTCATAACTCTTATGTTCCTCTTCTCTTTCTTTGTTTAATAAGTATTGCTCTGTATCACTCATAGGTGGGTCATATACTTTACCCGATGCCCTTACCATTTGTCTATCTATTTCGTCGCATTCTTGGAAATGTTTTTTAAGTTCAAACCCCGTACTAAAATGGTTTTCCCCACAACAACTGCCTTTCCAATCGGGTACTTCATCGTAGCAATAAACACAATAAGTTATGCCGTCATCTAAATCATCAAAGTCTTCACTCATACATTTACCTCCATGTTGTCTGCACAATTGTTATAGCGTTTAACTACTGCAAATCGAATAGCTTCCATAAGGTTAAGGTAGTCTTTGCCCTCAAGTCCCTCAATCTCATCAGCGTCTTGTAAAGCATTTATTACATTTTCATATATTTGAAATGCTCTTTTATTCATATTGCCCCCTTATAAAATCTCTCAAAGTCTTCTTGATAAAAAGTTTTTAAACAACCTCTTGATACTTTAATCCAACCATCTTCATCGTATTCGTTATTAGTTATAGCGAAGTCGATTGAAATTGAAGTAAGTAATGACTCATCACCCTCTTCCTTATCATCTGCCTCTGTTTCATACTCCTCTACATCTGCTCTATCTACTTCGAAATCATGGTGCCCAAAAAATCCTTGCCCTACATTTTTAGCTACATACTTTGCAAACTTATCTATGTCCTTTTCTTTTAAAAATTGCATTTAGTCTTCCTCCTCTGCTCGTTCTTCTTCTATCTCTGTTAGGTAGTCATCTACATATTGTGCTAGGTGTTCGGGAAAATCTATCTCTTCTTTTTTACCATCTTCCCATTCGATGTCCATTACTAGCTTCCATGACACTATTCTTTTTATATCACTCATCGTCGTCCTCCATCATTAGTAATGCGTCTAATACTTCCCAACCCAACTCTGTTAATCGGTCTTTCATGTTGTCTTCGTTATCCTCTAGCCACTCTTCACATCTTGGTAGCGACCAATCCTTTTTTATTGCTTGAACATCTTCTGCCCTCCATGTGACAACTGCATAACCATCGCCATATAATTTACTCATCGTCAATCACCTCGTCTATGCCATCTACCTCAAAATTAGCTGAGTCTATTACATCTTCCTCACAGGCCGTTTCAACAAAAGTGTTATATGCTTCATCTTTGTTCTCTGCCTCTACTATCTTTTCATAAAATATTGTTTCCATTGCCGTCACTTTAAACTTTTTCATGTGATTCCCTTTCAAAATAAGCCATACATTGTTCATAGATACCATTAAATAAGTCTTGTCCATACTCTGTGTTGGTTGTGTTGCCGTCCTCGTCATCGACGATACACTTATGTTCTATGTCTAAAATAAATAATACGTCGTCATAGATCGCCTCTGCCAACTCCCCCGCTTTTTCATTTGGTGAATTGTCTATCATTTCTGTGCCGTTAATTAGTTTCATGTTTTTCCCCTTATGCCTCGTATGCTCTTAAATAATCATCAACTGCGTCTTCTACCTTTTCACCTATGTATGAACCCTTGATGAGTTCGATGCAATCCTCGTCTGAAAATGTATAGCCTCGCTTCAATGCCTCTACTTTGATTTCATCATGGGTCATATCGCCTTTACCTTGATGTCCCTTATATATCTCGTAGGTCACTCGTTCTATTTCGTTAAATAAGTTCATACTATCCTCCCTATTGATTCCATGAATAACTCTCTTAACTGCTCGTCTATGTTCTGACCTCGTCGGTGTTTCTCGTATAACGTGGTAAAAGGTAGCCTTTCCATGACTACATAGTCCCTTTCTCGTGCTTCCTCTGCTATATCTTCGTCATCTACTTTGGATAGGTCTATTGTCATAAACTCGTTCTCATTGCGTTGGATTTCTACTATCATGATGCAACCTCATTTTCTTCTTCGTTAATTTCATACTCGCACACCATGTCATAGTCATCAAAATAAACTATTTGCTCTTCTTGATTCCCATTTGATATTGTGTCTTCTAATTCTTTGTAGGCTTCTTCCTCATTTTCTGCTTTAACTCTGAAAATAAATCCTTTGCCTATTGACCCTCTTATCTCATAGCTTTTCATTTGGCCTCCCCTTTTAGAACATCATTAATTAAATCTATATAGCTTTTCGCGGTTAGCGTTTTAAACTTTGGGTCAGTAAGTCCCTGTAAAAATTGCTCTGCATCAGTAGGCACTAAAAAAGCCCTCGTTAATTGTTTATTGGTGTAAGAATTGTATCCCTTTGCTAAAAATACTCGAACCATGTTATTCCCCTAGTTTGCGTTGTTGAAGTTTAATGATGTGATACCCTGTGACACTTTCATATCCGAGTGCGTCTAATACTTCGTTTGGGTTCGGATAGTATTCGTTTTCCTTTTCAAACTTTTTAGCTTGCTCGTCATACTCTGTTTCTAACTCGGTGTGGCCTCTAAAGTCTATGCTCTCGTTTACATCTGATGCCTCGTAAGTACAACTATCCCCTACAATTACATACAATAAGTCCTCGTCTTCTTTAGGGTTCATAGAAAAACTAGCGATATCTACCCATTCAAAGTCTTCGTGTTGTTGAAGTGGGACAAGGGTATAGTTTCCTGTCACCTCGATATCTGCCCACTTCTGTTCGCCGAATACATATATCTTTTTGTTATCCTTTTCCCATATCTCACAATCCCACGATGACCATTTATAAGGTCTTAACATTTTTGTTTGCTTTTCCATATTGCCTCCTAGTTAATGAAATATACTGCCTGTCATTAATCATACCTAAACTATACTTTATGTCAAGTAGTATTTACTAATTATATTATAGGGGGTTTTGTAGGTCGGGCAATGATACGACCCTGTTTGATTTTACATAACGCTTTTTTACTCCGTCCCTACCAAATACCCTACTCTTTTACTTGGGTTTACCCTCCTTTCTACTATGTTCTACTCGGTTAAAACTCGGTTTCCCTTTTAAAACAATGACTTACCTTTTTATACTTGGTTTTGAGTCCCTCGTAAGTGCTTGATTCTATTGATGTTCTCAATGTTCTACTTGGTAAACTTTACGAATGGAGACAGAGAACATGGAAAATGAGAGGGAGAAAAAAAGATAAGTCCTTGTTATATATAAATAAATATTTTTATTATTATTATTATAGTGCTTATTTTTTGTGCAATGTTCTATGTTCTCACGCTTTGACGATAGTGATTGGGGTTCAAATTTACACTGCGCAAAAGACCCTCGTCCTCACCAAGTCTTCCCAAGTTTTACCCTGTATGTCCTATGTTTACCAAGTGAGAACATGGGAACAAACGAGTAAAATCAATCACTTAGCTAAAAAAAAGTAGAACATGGATGTGAACAAAAGTGAGAACATGGGAACACGAGGTAAAACCGAGTAAAAACCGAGTAAAAACTTGGTTGGCGAAGTCAAAATGAGCAATTGGCTTTGATACCTGTTCCCTCCCGCGTGTCGATCAGACCCCCCTAAATTTAATCCTGAGTAATTTACTTGGGTATTACAAAAAGAAAAAGCCCCACACGAAGTAGGGCTTAGTCTCACTGGGTTTACTAGGTTAAACCCAGTCATTACGCGGGTGAACCTTGTGCATCGAGTTCGCGTCGTTTTACTTGGTTGAACCTCATGAGCTGATATGTGGCCTTGAATACTAGGTAGTTCATAGAGTGAATTCCCCCTCCTCGATCTCAACCTTGTATTGCTGATTGACGCCCTCGTATTTTAATACTTTTACATCGTCCTCACTGTTTGTGACAAAGACTTGAGGCTTAACCCAAAAAGATAACCAAGTGACCTGATATTTAAATGTGTGCATTGTATAACCCCCTATAATTAAGATAACCTAGTGACCTCGGCGAATGTCCGAGGCCTTGTCGATAAGTCTTCAACTTTGATGATCGCAGAGCGTGGACACTTTTCAACGTCCATGAATGTTTTAATGGCGCTCTCTTCTGATGTGTGACCGAATAGGGTCATAGTAAAATAACCCCGATCATGCATAGATGTAATTCTGAATTGCTTAATTGAATGCATGGTGACCCCCTTAGAATTGCTGAAATATAAAATGTTTAACGCCGTCGACCTCGTGAGAACCTAGCACCCAAGTGTTATCATGTAGGAACTCCTCGACCTCGTCCGCCTCGTCGATCATGTCCCCGTAAGTGTCTCTCACTTCTTTTTCTGATAGCTCACTGAAGTCACAGCATAACGCAATGACATCAAGCTCAAAGGGTTCCCCGTTGTCGACCTCGTACTGTTCGAGCGCATCGAATAGAATAGTTAAGCCCTCATAGCTAAACTGCTCACCCCTTCCCATATTGTGAAACGCATTTCTAAAATCATAATCGCTTATTGTCTGATACATAATTAATACTCCTAGTTGATTAATTAAATACTACAGCCCAAGGATACATAATTAAATTTAATATGTCAAGTATTATTTTACAATTATAGGCAAATAGATAATAGGCCTCCACCCTGGACCCCTACCCGCCCCCCACCCCCCAAAAATTTTGAAAGGAATTATTTTTTATCTTCTACACTTAGACTTTCACGAACGACCAATATAAAATCCAAATATCAGAAAGTACCCCCTAGTAAAATAAAAGGGATATCAAAAAAATATTTTGCAAAAAAAGTTGGGAGTTTAGTTAGTAAAGTTTCATTCAAAGGAAAGAAAAAGATAAAACGAATGAAAACTAAATAGCTTTAGGATCGAAGTTGTATAACTCGGAGTAAACGTCTTTAATACGCATGAATTTAGCCCCGTGCTGATCGAAGTCATCATCGCCTCGAACGTAGAGAGCTAAGTGAACCATTTCATGGAGGAGGGTTTGGAAGATAGTAATGAAGTGCCCACAAGAACCAGAACTTATTTCAATGGCCATGTCTACCTCGTCAAAGCAACCATAGATAGCAGGGTTCTTAATGACACGGAACTTAACTTTGTCTGACTTAGGCATAGGGAGTCTATTGAAGGGTGGCATTTTACACGCCATGTTGTATAGGATCTCTAGGTTTTTCTTAGTCAACGTGGTTTTCATATGGTTATTATACTAAATAAGTTGCGGCTAAAACCCAAAGTAGTATAAAATAGTCGAATTAGCTGCAAAATTCTACCCAAAGGTGTATCAGCGACACATGCAAGACCAAAATACTCAAGAAAATCAACAAGATAAACCCAGTAACGAGGTTGTTATTGTGCCTTTTATCGAAGAAAACATACCTATGCCCAAGAATGCAAGGGAAGCCCTACCAAGTATGACGTCGGAAGACGAAGTTATGATTCGAGCTAAAACAATTAAAGAAGTAAGTGACATTATGGGTGAAGAAATTGCGCCAAACGCAGAAAATGTTAAAGAAGCAGAAGATTTAGCACGCAAAATGGTAGAAAACCCAGGTATGAAACAAGAGTATGGTCTATACGCAAATGAAACCGTGGCCTACTTAGGTGGACTTGTTGGGTCATACAACCACATGATCGTAAAAGACCTAGCTGATTTGAAGTTATACGTGGTAAACAAGTTGGTTGAGATTGTGCATCATGAGGATAGTAACCTTAAAGAACAAATTACAGCATTAAGATCGATTGGTGAAGTCGATGGTGTCGATGCGTTTAAGAAGAAGACCGAAGTTATCCACAAGATGGAGACGATGGAAGAAGTTGAAAAAGAATTACTTAGTATGCTTAGTGAACTAAAACAAAAAGCGTTGATAAAACCTAAATCTGAAATTATAGATGCAGAAATTGTAGAAGATGCCAGAGACGAAACCAAAACTGACGAGTAAGGATATCGAGGAGTTACAAGCCCTTTTTCCTGAAGCAGACGAGGCCCAAAAGGTTAAGCTCCAGAAACTTCTTAAAATATATAAAACCAAGGTTGTCGAGAAATCGGGCAAAGAAACGTTTTTAGATTTTATACAACATGTATACCCAGGTTACATGATAGGAGACCATCATAGGAAACTTGCTCAGATATTTGAAGACATTGCGAACGGCGTCAAGAAACGAGTTATTGTTAACATTGCTCCGAGGCACGGGAAGAGTGAGCTTATTTCATATCTTGCTCCAGCCTGGTTTCTTGGTAAATACCCTAATAAGAAAGTTATTATGGCGTCGCATACGGCTGACCTTGCTGTTAATTTTGGTCGTCGGGTTAGAAACTTGGTGGGTAGTGACGCTTATAAAGATATCTTCCCACAGGTAGAACTACAAGCAGATAGTAAATCGGCATCACGATGGGGGACAAATTTTAATGGTGAATATTTCGCAATTGGTGTTGGTGGTGCCCTCGCTGGTCGCGGCGCTGATCTTTTTATCATTGATGATCCACACTCCGAGCAAGATGCAAAACTTGGAAGGGCTGATGTCTTTAAGCCTGCTTGGGAGTGGTTTCAATCTGGCCCTCTTCAACGTCTTATGCCAGGTGGTGCGATTATCGTAGTGATGACTCGGTGGTCTAAGTTAGACTTGACTGGTGAAATTGTTAACCAGATGATAAAACAAGAAGGCGTAGACGAGTGGGAAGTCGTAGAGTTTCCTGCGATCATACATAATAAACAAGGTGAAGAAGAATCACTATGGCCTGACTTCTGGCCACTCAAAGAACTCTTAGCAAAGAAAGCGGCGTTAGATGTTCGGTACTGGAATGCGCAATACTTGCAAAACCCGGTGTCAGAAGAAGGTGCTTTAGTTAAAAGGGAGTGGTGGAAGATATGGGAAGAAGAAGATCCACCGAGTTGTGAGTTTACGATCATGAGTTTAGATGCTGCCCAAGAGGCGAATAACAGAGCGGACTATAACGCGCTCACCACTTGGGGCGTCTTTTTTAACGAAGAAACCAATAACTATAATATAATACTATTAAATAGCATTAAGCAACGACTAGAGTTCCCAGAGTTAAAAGAGCTTTGTATACAAGAATATAAAGAGTGGGAACCAGATGCATTTCTAGTCGAAAAGAAATCTAACGGTGCTGCACTTTATCAAGAGTTTAGACGGATGGGTATTCCCGTCGGTGAGTTTACACCAGGTAAAGGACAAGACAAAATAAGTCGAGTTAATGCTGTGTCAGACTTGTTTAGAAGTGGTATAGTGTGGGCTCCCGACAGACGATGGGCACATGAGGTTATAGAAGAGTGCAACGACTTTCCAAGTGGCGCAAATGATGACTTAGTTGACTCAACAACGTTAGCATTAATGAGATTCAGACAAGGTGGGTTTATTAGATTACCTAGTGATGAGCCTGAAGATATACCAGGATTTAAAAGTTCTCGAAACAGATTATACGCAATATAAGGATAAATTATGGCAGACAATGTAGATAAAAGTATAAGTCAAGCACCTCAAGGTCTAGAAGAATTAGCGATGGGTCAACCAGACCTTTCTATTGAGATTGAAAACCCAGAAAGTGTAACACTTGATGACGGTAGTATGGAAATTACAATCATTCCAGGTAAAGATGTTGCCGGAGATGAATTCAATGCAAACTTAGCAGACGATATGGATGAAGGTCAGTTGACTGAATTGTCAGGTGATTTAATTGGTGAATACGATGCCGATATTAATTCAAGAAAAGATTGGTTAACTACTTATGTAGACGGCTTAGAATTACTAGGCTTAAAAGTAGAAGACAGAACAGAACCGTGGCCCGGCGCATGTAATGTATATCATCCCTTAATGACAGAAGCGCTGGTTAAGTTCCAAGCTGAAACTATGATGGAAACATTCCCCGCCGCAGGCCCAGTTAAAACCGTAATTATCGGTAAGCAAACAAAAGAAAAAGAAGATGCTGCTGAACGTGTAAAAGATGATATGAACTATCAGCTCACGGACATGATGCCTGAGTATAGACCTGAGCATGAAAGAATGTTATGGGGTCTAGGTTTATCAGGTAATGCATTTAAGAAAGTTTATTATGATCCAGCGTTAGAGCGTCAAGTGGCGATGTATGTTCCAGCTGAAGATATTGTAGTACCTTACGGGGCTTCTAACTTAGAAACAGCTGAGCGTGTTACACATGTTATGCGCAAGACTAAGAATGAATTACATAGATTACAAGTGGCAGGTTTTTATCGCGATGTAGATTTGGGTGAACCGTTTTTAGACATTGATGAAGCAGAGAAAAAGATTGCGGAAAAATTAGGTTTCAATCCTACAGAAGATGATCGTTATAAAATTCTTGAATTACATGTTAACTTAGATTTAGAAAATGGTGATAGTGAAGATGGTATTGCATTACCTTATGTAGTAACTATTGAAAAAGGTACAGGCACTATCTTAGCCATTCGTCGTAATTGGAATCCAGATGATAAGTTAAAATCTAAACGTCAACACTTTGTACACTATGGTTATATTCCAGGTTTTGGTTTCTATTGCTTCGGTTTAATTCATTTAATCGGCGCCTTTGCTAAATCTGGCACGATGATACTTCGTCAGTTAGTTGATGCAGGTACACTAGCTAATTTACCAGGTGGTCTTAAGTCTCGTGGTCTACGCATTAAAGGCGATGATACTCCGATTGCACCAGGTGAATGGCGTGACGTAGATGTACCAAGTGGTGCAGTGCGTGACAACATTTTACCGCTTCCTTATAAAGAGCCTTCACAAGTTCTTAACCAATTGATGAATCAGATCATCGAAGAAGGACGACGTTTTGCTTCAGCAGCAGATATGAAAGTGTCTGACATGAGTGCTAACTCTCCCGTGGGCACAACCCTTGCTATATTAGAAAGAACTCTCAAAGTAATGTCAGCTGTACAAGCTCGTATTTACTATGCAATGAAACAAGAGTTTAAATTACTTAAAGGCATTATTCGTGATTACACGCCAGAAGAATATTCTTATGATCCTGAAGTAGGTGATCGTCGTGCTAAGCAAGCTGACTATGATAACGTAGATGTTATTCCAGTAAGTGATCCTAATGCTGCAACGATGTCACAGAAAGTTGTTCAGTATCAAGCAGTTATGCAGATGGCACAAGCTAATCCACAAATTTATGACCAAGTAGAACTTAATAAACAAATGTTAGAAGTACTTGGTGTTAAGAATATTAGCAAGCTTATTCCATCGTCTGACGATCAAACACCAAAAGATCCTGTGTCTGAAAATATGAATATTATTAATGGTAAACCTGTTAAAGCATTTATTTATCAAGACCATCAAGCACATATTCAAGTACATATGACAGCTATGCAAGATCCTAAGATTCTACAAATGGTAGGACAGAATCCACAAGCCGGTGCAATTCAAGCTGCAGCTATGGCACACATTAATGAGCACGTAGCGTTTGAATATAGAAAACAACTTGAAGAACAATTAGGTGTACCACTACCTAAACCTGATGAAACATTGCCAGAAGATATAGAGTTTGAATTATCTAAAGTTATGGCTGAAGCGGCTAAGAAACTTGCTGCTAAGTCTGCTTTTGAAGCTCAACAAGAACAAGCTCAACAACAGCAACAAGATCCAATTATTCAAATGCAGCAACAAGAGTTACAACTTAAAGCACAGGATCTACAAATTAAACAGCAAAAAACTCAAGCAGATATTCAAGCAGAACAAGCTAGACTTGAACTTGATAAGATGCGTATTGAATCTCAAGAACGTATTGCTGGTGCTCAGTTGGGTGCGCAAGCAGTTAAATCAGATAAAGACATTGAAGCTAAACAATTTGTTGAGGGAACTAAATTAGGTATTCAAGCAGTTAAAGATAATAACGAGCAAGACATACGTAAAGAACAAGCTCAACTACAATACCGTGCCCAGATGGAACAAATACAAGCCCAAAAAAGGAATCAACAACCACAGGAGTAATAAATCATGGACCAAACGCTAGAGCTATTATTGTCTCGAATAGATGATCAGCGCAAAACAGTTTTAAATAATTTAGGAGACGGAGCAGCAAAAGATTTTGCTTCGTACCAAAATATGACCGGATATATTCGAGGTTTATCCGTAGCAGAAAGTTTAATTAAAGACCTCGCACAAAGAATGGAGACGTTTGAAGATGAGTGAGCAAATCCTTACGATGAATAAGAATTTGGTAGATGCAAGTGGTCGACCAATTAATATTCCAACGCTAGACGCAGTAGATGCAGAAGATATACCAATTGAAGAACGTGGATTACAATTACCTGAGCCTAAAGGATACAAGATACTTTGTGCAATTCCTGATGCGGCAGAAACATATAAAGGCGGTATTGTAAAAGCAGATTCAACTAGAACTATAGAAGAACATTCGACCGTAGTTTTGTTTGTAGTAAGAGTAGGTGACCTAGCTTATAAAGATGAAGTTAGATTTCCTACGGGTCCATGGTGTAAAGAGGGTGATTTTGTTTTGACACGTGCATACGCAGGTACAAGATTTAAAATCCACGGAAGAGAATTCCGCATTATTAACGACGATACAGTTGAGGGGGTTGTTGCAGATCCTC